AGTATGAGTTCGAGTATTTGGAATTCTACTACACTGCGGAGGTGTCTCAGTACGCCACGCAAGGTCAGACTGGCGTTGTGCTCCTGTCTGCTGATTACGATTCTTCCGATGCTCCACCTGCTACGAAGCAGCGTGTAGAGGATACGGACCCTCACACCACCCCAGCGCTTCCTTCCACCAAGCTAATTCGGCTTGTGATGGATTGTGCCCAAATGAAGCGTAATCTTGGCAAGTATGTTCGTCCGGGAGCACAACCGGTGAACACCGATATCAAGACTTATGATAGCGGAAATTTGTTTGTTAGTACTCAGGGCCAAACGAATACGACAAACATTGGTGAACTCCATGTGCGCTATCGAGTCCGCCTGAGCAAGCCGGTGCTTGAAAGCTCAGGTGGCGCACTTGGCCAACCCGGTTCGCAGTTGTTACTTACCTCCGCACTAGCCGGAGAGACTGCTGCCGCCACGACAGTGGCAGGATTGTGTTTTGCATCAGCAACCAATCCTGTGGTTGTGCAGAATTCCATTGGAGCGACCTTTGCTTCAACGGGTCTGGTCACATTGCCCGCGGGTACCTACTTGATTGAAGCAGGTAACACGTGTGTGGGGTCTGCTGCGGCCCCATCTGCACTCGGTTTGAGTTTGGTGCAGAGCTCTACGCTGACTAATTACCTCCAGACGAATGCTACAACTAGCACTGCTGGAAGTGGGTCAACGTATTCTTTACAGCCGCGAACTTTGAGTATCAACTCGTTCGTGTTGAACACCTCAGTTGCAGGAAGTGCTGTGATTGGGCTCGCTGCATATGATACGTATGCTAGTGGGTCTGCGACCAACAATGCTTGGTTGCGGGTGACTTTGTTGTGAGAGGGTGGGTCAGTGCCACCACCTCCCAACCCACCGGTGAGTCAAATGAGTACCCTTTATTTGAATGGGAGCAGCTTTGCTAACGGGGACACAAACCCGTTTCAAAATGCAAATGTTTCTGGCAATTCAACCCTTGCCTACTCTATTTCAGGAAATCAGATTTCTTTTCCTGGAATTTCTTCTGGCCAATTGTTAATCAGTTATTCCGTGCAAGAGATAACTGGATTCATGCAAAATTATATTTGCACAATTGGTGCTGTTTCAGGTTGCAGTATGAACAGCACACCCTATAATCCATTGGGTGCCATTCCTGGTCCGTCCTATTTGGGCGGAGCGGCGGTAGCAACCGTGAGTTCCACACCAACAGTGAGTGTGTCATTTAACACCTCGGGAAACATATCAACTGCTGATTGGGCATTGTATGTTGTGTGGATCCCAGGAACTTTTTAGGATGCGTTAAGAGTGCATCTGCGCGACCAACATCACCCTTGTGGTGCCACCTGAGAGTGGTGGTGATTGTTGGTTGGTTATCGGGGGCCAGTTCATGCCCTTAAACCGAACCAGTGCTTCCCTACCCGTG